TATGTTTACCAATATCGACCACTCCTTTATATTAGCATAGCGTTAACCCCTAATTTGCTAAAAAAATCTACAAATTCCATTCTTGAGCGCTAAGTGCGCAAAGACTTTTTCTAAATTTCCCTTTCGGTACAACGAAGAACCTAAACTATCCACTTTTTCCAAATTAGAAGTCAAACTGCGCAACTGATGCCTCACCAACTTCAATTTCTCTTACCACTCCAACTTGCGGAACATACAAAATCTCAACTACTTCTCCCTCACCACCATTACGTCCTTTATTAATTCCTACAAGCCCTCGACCTTGCTTGTAATCTGTGTCTATTGCGACTAACATAGATGCGTCTTCAAGCAAAGCCTTCGTTTTCTTAACACCTTCACGTTCTGGTAGTGCAAGTTCACGAACACCATCTTCGTCCTTGTTCTCCTTACCTTCTTCTGCTTGCGTAATCGCCAACGTTACTACTTGCAAAGTCCCTGTAAGTCTACGCAATTTCTTCGATGTATCTGCTGCATCTCCACCAGCAGTCTTTGATGTGTTTTTTTCGTAGTCTAAATAATAAAATGGATCAATAACGACGACATCTGCCTTCGTTTGTAAAATGTCCGACTCTAACTGTTTTAGCGATCGATTGCTAAAATCGTCATCATCAACTCCTCGTACAATAAGGTTGCCAGGAATCTCGTCATTTAACGTATCTAAAAATGCACGAAATGCAATTTCGAACTCATACGCCATATTGCCATTACGAACATCATTTGCGTTAAAACCACCGGATAAATCAAGTCCTGCAACATTTACTTGTGTTAACCCTTTACGTCCCGATAACGCGACATACAATCGTACAAGTACCTCAAACCATGGCATCTCCATCGACCATATGAGTACATTAGCGCCTTGTATCGCCATATTTAGCGCTTCTTCAATCGAAGTGATTACCGATTTACCACGTCCTGACTTCGCATAGAATACGTACATGTTTCCACTGACATATTCGCCAATGTTCGAAAAGTTCGATTTCCAAGTTTTAAACGATTCCCCATTTTTACGACGGTCAAATTCATCAAGGAATTTTGAAGTATCATTTTTGACATCCGTACCAACTTTTTCACGAACGTTTGTTCTGTATTTTATATTATCAAACTTTTCCATGAGCTTGTCAATGAGCGTATGGACATCATTTTTGTATTCGTCAAATAACGGTTGAATATCGTTTTGTACAACATCCACAAACTCTACTCGTCCAGCGTCATTTAACAAACGACGCGTCAACCATTCGTAGCTATCACTCACTTGTGGTACATAAAAGAAATCGGGTACTTGTTCGACTACCGTAGCGTATGATGGTGATTCTCCTCTATTTTGTTCGGCATAATTGCGAATAAATTCGTAGGCTTTGCGGTCAGCTTCGACTTTAAAATGCCCTGCAGTAATATTGTGTCGCGTAAGTGCTTGTACATCATTGTCATCAAGTATTTTTGATAATAATAGCGTTCCATTGTTACTCACGTAGAGTCCCACCTCCTGTAAATAAGTCTAAATCGTAATTTATATGCTTATATTAAATAAAGCACCTGACTTATTCTTTACTCTTATTTTTCCGATATTCTGTAAAATTTATATATTGATCTGCAAAAATTAATGCAATAGCTATCACGATAAATATTATCTCGACAGCAGTTCTAATATGCGTTAAAATGGCGTCAAACCTCCTCTGCTGTAGCCTGACTCCAAAATTGTGCGACTATGTGCTGGCTATCCTAAAATTTGTCCTCTATCCCGTTTATGGTATAATAAACGCTAACTACATACATGGTATTTACCGTCTGGTAATACCGTCTTTACTCGATTCTTTCCGTTCGAATGTATAATTTAAGTATACTGAACGAACTGGACAATATTTGTCCATAAACCAAAATTTATTTAAAAGTATATAGATTTACATCCCAATTTTACCGTCTACCACGCTTGGATCCACCCTCAAATGCGATTACAGCACATTGATCCCGAACTCTATCTGCCAATCGCGCATCGAAAACGGAAGCTAACTCATTAATAGGAACATTACTTGTGTATACTGTTGGCTTATCCGAAGTTGTTCTTGCGTTAATAATCGCATGTACTAATGATCTAAAACTTTCAGTTGAACCGCGCAAACCTATATCATCACAAACTAAGAAATCTACACTTGATGCTCGCTTGATGATGGATTTAATTTCGTTTAATCCGTTCTCGTCATTTGTCATAGTTGCAAGATTATACTTTGTCTGCATTTCGTTAATGTCTAAAAATAGTGCTGGTTGTTGAATTGGTTGAACTCCGTGTTTCAATGCTCCCAAATAAGTTGTAATGATATATTCGTTCATGGCAACTACGGCAGTAGTTGTTTTACCAGTTCCCGGAGACTCACTGTAAAGATACAAGGACTTAATGCGATTGTTTCCTGCGTCGAATATACGTTGATAAGTCGCAATATATTTCTCCAATAAATCGTACGCCTTTGACTGTGTATCTCGTGCAGGTGAGTTTTTTAATGTCAAATCTCTATAACTAGAAGGTGCGCCTGCTGATGCAATGCGTCCGCCTTTTCCGTTTAAGCCAGTGAGGCTGATTTTATGTGGGCATGTTGGCGGACATGATGAACAACCATTGCGATTGCGTTCGTTAAGTATGCAATTTTGAACTATAGCCATTCTGCCACTTCCTTATACTCTTCTTTCGCTTGTTCTGTCGCTTCTTTCCGTTTTTCAATCAATTCTGCCTGTTGCAACAATCGTGTCATATACGTCACCATGAACCAGAATGTCAATCCAGGATATTGTTGCGTAGGTTTATAGTGCATGAAACATGCATCAATAAACGCTTTTACCGTCTCTTTACGATACAGACCTGTCTTACGAGCTGTTCCGATGTATTTTGTAATTAAATTACGTTCGGCTACTACACCACCTGCGCAGGTATATTGAATTCCATAGTATCTAACGTGTTGATCGCGTAAGTAGGCTTGAAAATGCGCGCTATTCCATCTGTCTATTGACATTTCCGTATAATGATTAGACTTTTTAGTTTTCAATTTTCTTCGCTCCTTAAAAGAATAAAGGGTAATTATTACACTACCCCCTATTTATTTTGCGTTAAATCAGGGTTTAAAAAGCGTTTTTTAATCAAATACACCTGATATTAAATAAATCTTATTATCAATGTTTGCATTTAGTCTTTTCATTTGGACTTTTAAAATAATACTTTCTTTAGCTTCCTTTGTTTCATAGTAAAATTCATCTTCTACAATTCCTTGTCTAACAGTTTCAGTACCTGTTGGTGTAAGAGCTACAAACTCCTCTTGTTCATTCTTTGATGTCATAGATAACTCTGCATTAAGAATAAGGTTTTCATCACGTTGAATCCAAAATAATACTCCTTTAGCTATTCCTTTGGGTGGCTCAATTTTATAGCGTGCAACAGACTCTAAAACAGGTGTATTAATCTCATTCTTATTTAGCGTAACTTTCTTCTTCGTTTTTGCTCCGTAATTGTCAATGACTTCAATCAGTATTTGATTTTCGCCAACTCGTAAATGTTCCAACAAGACTTCAAATTTCCATTCTCCGCCTGTACCACTATAAATCTCAACTGCTTTAGCGCTGTTAATTTGGTAATTTACTGTAACTGTTGAATTTGCATCTTGATCATAGGCAGTACCACTAATTGTGAATTTATCAGTATCAATGGATCCACTAGGTACAACAGTATCTACAGACAATAACGGAGCTCGGTTAGGTACAACATAGAATGATTTTTCAACGACTGATGACGATACGTTTTCGCTGTCTACAGCCCACACTTTTAATTTGTGCGCTACACCATCAGCTAGATTACCTGTAATAGCTATATCACCATCGTAAAGTTTTCCGGCTTTGAATTTAAGCTGTTTTGATAATGATATTTGCGTTTGACTGACATTTGTCGCTAAAACTTTTCGTGAATCGCTGTTGATCTGATAATACACTGTAACTGATTGGTCTTTATCTTGATCATAGGCATCTCCGTTAATATTCATTACATCATTTTCGTATAGTGTCTGCTTGTCCGTTGGAGATACAACAGCAATAGACGGCGCACTATTCTGTGTATATGTCCCTGTATATTCGATACTAGTATTAGTTAATTGATAAACCAAAGCCGGAATTGTACCGAAATTACCACTATAAGAGTTATCTTGTAAAACTGATGGTAACGTTGCTTCACCGCTAGTTCTGCTTGTCACTGCCGGCACATTATACCACGCACCGTTAATAACGTAACGCGCTATAATATTGTTGACTGTAGTTGATATTGATGGGTTTATTCCTGCGTATACAACAGCTACTTTACCGGAACTATCGACTGAAAGGGATGGGTTAAACCAACTGTAGTCATAACCTGTTACACCTTCAGGAGTTCTCCAAGTAGCGCCCCCATCTAATGACTTACAGTAAACTATACTGTACTTACTACCTTCCCCCTTACTTTGCCACGCTACATGAATATTGCCGTTTTTGTCGATGACTGCCGACGGATTAAGTTGTTGAAAACTGCCTCCGCTATAGATTTTGCTTTCTTGCCATGAACCATTTTCGTATCTCTTAGCTATTATGTTGTAAATAGAACCATCGTACTGCTGATAAATGATAACAGGAACGGTGTCTTTTCTACCCACTATCGTAGGTGTTGAGTTGTGTGTACTGGAAACATTAAAGCTTGTTGCATTAACAACAGGTTCCCAGGAAACACCGCCGTTAGTACTCCTAGCATAACGAATATTCCATGCATTTGGGTATGTTGATGTTACGCACGACCACGCCGCGTGCAAAAATCCGGACGTCGGATCAAATGCTAAAGACATAGTTGCTACTGATGTTGGTGAATCAAGTGTTGTCTCAGCGGCGAACGAAAAAATACTACCATTTCTCACTAATTTTCTAAAACGAATAGAGTTACCATACGAGTACATAAACCCAACCTCATTAGCATTTATAACCGTTATAACTACATCTGTAGTATCTACACCAGCTAAACCAAGTTGAGTAGCATACGTCCATGATGATCCTTCGTTTTGCGATATATATACTTTAATATAATCGACGTTTCTAATGACCGTCATTAATGTTCCGTCTGATACTCTGACTAACTTACGCCCCCCGTTGCCGTTTACGCTATACGGTTGATTAATAACTTGTCCAGGAAGTACTGGTCCAACTGCTGCACCTTTAACATACCAATAGCCATCGCTCTGTCGTCCGTTTGCCGGGTATGTTCCTTCTTCTACAGCGATATTACTTTGTACTAACGAACCTTTGGAGTACGATGTATTAGTACCTGTTTGAACATACGTTGATTTACCTGTTGTTTTTTTGACTTTTGAACCTAGGGTAGCTGTAGATCGATATACGTCTCTGCCTCCACCACTATATAGAGTACCGGTTGGGCCATTTACTGAATCATAATTTACATAAGAACCTGACAATTGAACGTAACCTTCACTATCTAAGTAATATGAAGTGTTTCCCGCATATGTTCCATCATACGCTTCTTGTTCAGCCCCCCATACAACCTGCCAATTATAAATTGGTGTCTCGTCTTTTATTGATGTAAACTTGTCATAATAATATAAAGCCATCCTTATACTACCTCCCCTAATTCAACATTTAATATTTTGATGTGTATTGTATTATTAATTTCTATGCTGCTCCTTCTTTTATTAATCTATTACACCTGATATTAAATGAATCTTATTATTAACAGTCTCATCTGGTCTTGTCATTTGGATTTTT